ATATTCTTATCAAATGGAGTGGTCGTAACCCTTAACTCGGTAGACCTTTCCGATCACGTAACAAGCGCAACAATTAACCGCGTATTCGAGGAGCTGGAAGTAACAGCGATGGGCGATTCTGCCAGACGTTTTACTAAGGGCCTGGAGACCTCAACCGTAACTCTGGACTTTCTGAATGACACAGCGACTTCAGAAGTTTTGCAGACTTTGCAAGGTGCTTGGGGAACGACTGTACCTCTAACGCTAAAGCAGACAAGCGCAACTATCTCGGCAACCAATCCCGAGTACCAAACTACGGTGCTGGTAAACAACACCACAGACATTAATGGAGCCGTCGGGGACATTAGTACCCAGTCGATCACTTTTACCTGCAACTCTCCAATCGTTGTAGACACAACCGTATAACCAACTAGACAAGGGGCACACTATGTACAGACTCAAAATAACAAGGGCTACAGGCGAGGTTAGTGAGCACGACATTACGCCGCGTATTGAGTACCTGTTCGAGCTACATACAAAGAAGGGCTTTCATAAAGCCTTTCGCGAGGATGAAAAACAAGGGGATCTCTACTACCTGGCTTGGGAATGTCTAAAGGCAACCGGCGAAACGGTAAAGATGTTCGGCGTTGATTTCCTCGATACGTTAAAAGAGGTGAACGTTTTATACGATGAGCAACCTTTAAGCTAGGGCGCGATTCCCGGACCTACCAGATAGCACAACTATCTATCAGGCTCGGGGTCGCGCCACAGGCGATATTGGATCTCGATAGAACGATGTACGACACGTTAGTACAAGTATTAAACGATCAAGCCAAGGAGGCCGAAAATGCCAGTCGCTCTAAAAGGCGTACGCGAAACGGTTAAAATGCTTCGTAAGGTTGATCCCGAAATGCTTAAAGAGATGAACGCCGAAGTCCGCGCAGCTATGATTCCAATTCGGGATAAGGCTCGCGGCTTTGCGCCTTCACCACAACCAGACAATCTTTATATGTGGGCCGAAGGTTCACGCGGTAAACAAATCACGGCACGTAACTCTATGTTTAGAACGATGAATACCGAGGGCCGCCTTCGTATGTTTCCATTGTACGATGCCGAACAAGCCAAGAAGGGTATTTATTACTCACAGGCACCCAGCAAGCGAAACCGAAACGGATGGCAAGCGTTGTATTACGTGGCCAACAAATCCGCTGCCGGTTCAATCTATGAGACCGCTGGCCGTAAGAATCCAGGCGGAGACCCTAATAGCCGCTCAAACAATCCCGGCGCTGGTGCTCACTTCATTAGCCGGATGGGGCCGCTCTACGGTGACAAACAAGCCGAGCGTGGCCGTATGATTTTTAGAGCTTGGAAAGAGGATCGTGGTAAAGCCCAAGATGCGGTCGTGATGGCTATTATGAAAACGATTGAAAACTTTAACCAGGGCCGATTCGGGCTGGCTGCATAATGGCCAATTTACCTAATCTATTAGTTACCGCCGCTGCCGAGTGGAATGGCAAGGCGCTTACCAAAGGTGAGAAGCAAATCAATGCCTTTGGTAAAACCGTTAAAGGCTTGGGTCGAACCCTAGGCATAACCTTTAGCGCCGCTGCCCTACTAGGTTATTCAAAGAAAGCTGTAGCTGCATATGGCGAACAGATAGCCGAGGCAAAGCGTTTAGACCAGGCATTACGTAACTTAGGCTTCTCCTTTGCAACCGCTGAGGCAGAGGGCTACATCGATGCCGTGGAAAAAGCCACCGGTGTCAATCGCGATGTGCTGCAACCTTCGTTTATTCAATTAGCCCAGGTAACCAGATCAACAACTATTGCGCAGTCGATGCTAAATACCGCGATGGATATCAGCGCCGGTACGGGTATGGATCTGGTATCAGCTACGAAAATCTTAAGTCAGGCATACGTAGGTAACCTCAAAGGCCTAAAGCAGTTAAACCTAGGATTAACCAACGCCGAATTATCCGGTAAGTCATATCTCGAAATTGAGAAGCTAATCGCGGCACAATACGCAGGTCAATCTAAAAACGCGGCTGACTCATATGCCGGGTCGGTCAATCGCCTTAAAATTGCAGCAGAACAGGCTAGCGAACAGATAGGTCAATCTTTAGTAACTGCACTGGGTACGTCGTCCGGCGGTATGGATAAATTAATTGGCAAGGTAGATGGTGCGGCTGATTCAATTTCGGGCCTGATTACTAACACGGCGTACTTAACTAAAGAATTAGGAAACCTATTCTCTAGCATCCCTGGCGCTGGTGTATTGGAAAATGCCTTCAGAGGATTAAAGAATTACCTTGGTACCTTTTCCATTGGCAACTTACGAACTCAGGTCGATCTATTATTAGGCCGTCAAGGAGGCTTTCCTCAAGGTTTACCTGAAAACTTTAAGAACTTTCAGGCTAACACCGAAAAAGCCAAAATGGATAAAGAAGCGTTAAAACGTCAAAAGGAATTAATCGCATTACAAAAGAAAGCCCAGTTAGCCGAAAAGAATAAGTTAGCTCTAAGCAAGGCTGCGGCAGTCTTTGATACGACCCGGGTATCTATTGCGGCGGCATTAAAGGCAACCTATGACAAAGAGACCTTGTTACGCCTTGAGGCGCTTATGGCTATCGAGGATGAAAACGGCGAACTGGCATTAAAGAAGATAAGCGAACTGGCTAACTTCCAAAAAAACGCGGACTTGGCTAAATTGGCTGGAATCAAACAGATCAGCGATGCGGCATTATTGGCTATCAATACGCAGCTATTAAATGAATTAAACGCCATCGATAAATCAAAGATGGCCGAAGGCGATAAGGAGAACGCTCGCCAGATCGCCTTTGGTAAATACAACGCCGCTATTACGGCTGCCGGTGATTTAGCAGCTAAGGAAAGTTACAGCGAGCGCGTACAGATTCAACTAACCGAAATCGCCAAACTTGCCTCACTTAGCAAGACATCAAACGCGGCTACGGTCCTCGGCAAACTTCGCGAATCCGAAGAGTTAAATATGATCGATCGCGTAGCCAAAGCACAAAAGGCAGCCGACGATGCGCGCTTGAAAGCATTACAAGAATATATAGCGTTATTAGGAAAGATTGGCACCGGAGGAAATCTAGGCGGTTTAACTTCCAGCGGTGTAGGTTCACTTATCCCAGCTTCAACCGTTATAGATACCGTTGAAAAAATGGCTCAGGCAACGAGCAAGCTAGGCAAGGACGTAACTATCTTTGATTTATTTCCAACTTTAACCGAGAATCAACAAAGCGACCTTGGTGGATATAGCCCTACAATGAATTACGGCGGCGGCTACCCGGCTACTTATAATATTAAGATCGAGGCAGGTTTAGGCGATCCTGAGGCTATTGCTCGAGCTGTCGAGGACGTACTTAATCAATCCACATATAGAGGCACCACGGTTAATCGCGGTTCCGGGGATTACACGATAGCGTGAGTACCTGGTTACCCGAATGGCGTATCACCGTGGGCACCACGGTCTATACCAATGTCCTAAGCGTAAATATGGCCACCGGCCGCGATGATATCGATCTACAATGCAACGCCGGGTATGCCCGTATGGAGATCGTAAACGTAAACAATACGGCCTTCGATATTGACGTTACAGATATTTTGACTTTAGAGCTAAAGAACAGCTCAGGCACATATGTACCCGTATTCGGTGGCACCGTATCGGACTTTGGCATATCCGTACGCTCACCGGAAGAGGTAGGGTTTATAACAATCGGTAATATATTGGCCGTCGGTTCCCTGGCTAAATTGACTAAGGCCTTGTTCCCGGATGCCCTACCAAAGACTGAGGACGGCAACCAGATCTTTGACATTCTAAACGAGCTATTAATCAACTCGTGGAATGAGGTAGCCCCGGCCCTACAATGGCAGGATTACGACCCTACGACTACTTGGGCCAATGCCGAGAACGTGGGCTTGGGTGAGATCGATCAGCCTGGACTTTATGAAATGATCTCACGATCAGCCGATCCGTTTAGCAGCTACAACCTATGCGCCCAGATTGCACAAAGCGCACTCGGAAATATGTACGAGGACAAGGCTGGCCGCGTATGTTATGCCGATGCCGATCACCGTACGGCTTATCTATCGGCTAACGGCTATACGACTATCTCGGCTAATTACGCTACCCCATCCAGCGTTAAGTCAATATTACAAATAGGCAAGATCCGTAACTCGCTCGTATTTAACTACGGTAATAATTACAATAATCAGGCCACGGCGTTAGATGCCGCCTCTATCGCTAATTACGGACGGTATCAGCGCAGCGTTAGTTCTAACCTGCATAACCTCAGCGATGTGAACGACGTTATGGATCGTGAATTAGGCCTCCGGGCTATCCCACGTGAGCAGCTACAGGCCATTACTTTTAGACTGGATAACTCGGAGCTACCCGATGCCGAGCGTAATAAGCTGATTAACGTATTCTTTGGTGAACCTATCGTTATTAACGACCTTCCGATTAATATGTTTAACGGGTCCTTTAATGGATTCCTGGAGGGCTTTGCCATCAGGGCTACGCCTCAATTCGTAGACATAACGCTCACGCTGAGCCCTACAGATTTCTCACTGGTTGCGCCACAGTGGGATACGGTTAGCCCGTCTAACCTGGTTTGGACAGGTGTAAACGCTACACTTATCTGGGAAGACGCTTTTGGAGGTTTGACATAATGGCAACGGTTACCCCGAACTTTAACTGGCCCGTTCCAACTTCGACCGATCTGGTCAAAGACGGAGCTACGGCTATCGAGGCACTTGGAGATTCTATTGATGCCTCGCTGGTCGATCTCAAGGGCGGTACCAGCGGACAGGTATTAAGCAAAAACTCGAATACAGATATGGATTTCGTCTGGGTTACTTCCGACGATGCTAACGCTATCCAGAATACGATCGTCGATGCAAAGGGCGATTTAATTACAGCTACAGCGGCCGATACCCCGGCACGTTTAGCGGTTGGATCTAACGGCGAGACACTCGTAGCAGATAGTTCCACTTCGACAGGCTTGCGTTATCAAGGCGCAATGGCAGCAGGTAAGAACGCAATGATTAACGGTGGCTTTGACATTTGGCAAAGAGGCACTTCTTTTGCATCTTCCAATTCTTCAACGAATTACACAACCGATA